CTAACATGACACAAAAATCTGATAGTAATAAAGCTATCATATTCTTTGCTAATAAATTCCAAGCTATGAAAGCAGTAGGTAATCAAAAGAAAAGAACATTTTTTGCTATTGGCGACAGAGAAACAAGCACTCTAATAAACTTCTTTGCAAAAGAATTTAAAAAAGTTAATAAACTGATATGAGTAAAAGAGAGAATATAGCTAATAATATTATAACTGTGCTAGATGCAGTAACTTCACCTATTGAACTTAAAAAGATTACTAGAGAACCATTTTCTGTAGATGAATTATCTGAACAACAATACCCAGCAATCTTTGTTCAATCAGGTAATGAATTAAGAACTGATGAAACAATGACATCTACTACTGTAACAAGACAAGCAAGTGCTGATTTTATTATTGTAGGATTTGTAAAAGGCGGAACAAATATTGATACTAAACGTAATGAACTTATCTCTACCATTGAAACTGCACTAGAATCTGATAGAAGCAGAGGTGGGTACGCAAAGAGAACTGAAATTGTAGAAGTTTCTACAGATGAAGGTACTTTGTTTCCTATCGGTGGTATCAGGGTAGTTGTACGAGTTATGTATCAATATACTGCTGGAACACCATAAACAACTAACAAGGAGAACAAAATGGCAACTCACACAGGTAGTGAAGGAACGATTAAAATTGGCTCAGATACTTTGGGCGAATTAAGATCATTCTCACTAGAATCAACTGCTGAAACTATTGAAGATACTTCAATGGGTGATGCAAATAGAACTTACAAAGTAGGGCTTAAAGCATTTACTGGTACTGCTTCTGTATTTTTTGATGAAACTGATACAGCACAAACTGCTTTAGTAGCTGGTGCAGAAATAACTTTAAACGTATATCCTGAAGGTGCTTCAAGTGGCGATACTTACTACACAGGTAGTGCAATCGTTACAGGAAGAACAATCAATTCATCTTTTGATGGAATGGTTGAAGCTGAAATATCGTTTCAAGGTAACGGTGCATTAACTGAAAGCACAGTTTAATTTATAAGGAGAAGGTAGAACATGAGTGTAATAGATAGAGTTAAAGAACATTTTGAATCACAAGGGGTTAAAACAATTAATGTTGCCGAGTGGGGCGAGGAAGGACAACCTCTAGTGATTTATTCAAGTCCATTTACAATGGCAGAAAAGAGAAATTTATTTAAAGGTGCTAAGAATGATGATCTAGGAGTATTAGTAGATGCAATCATGTTAAAAGCTAGAGATAAAGATGGTAATAAGATTTTTAAATTAGATGATAAACAAGTTTTGCTTAATAATGCTGATCCTGAAGTAATTGCTAGAGTAGCAACTGAAATACTTAATACAAATACTTTAGAGGACGCAGAAAAAAAGTAAGATACGACCAAGAGTTATTTTCTATACTTTATCTTGGCGAAAAATTACATAAAAGTATGGAAGAAATTTTGGCTATGACAGAAGAAGAATTTATCTACTGGATAGCTTATTATAAAGTGAAGGCAGAAAAGGAAAAGTTACATAGTGGCACAAGAACGACTCCAAATTCGCCTAGACGCAATAGATAATACCAAACGAGCATTTGGTAGTATAAAAAATTCTATATTTTCTCTTAAAGGTGCATTAGCTGGTTTAGGTTTAGGACTTATTGTAAGAGAATTTGTAAAAACAGGACGATCTGTTGAAGACCTACAAGTTAGATTAAAACAATTGTTTGGATCAACTCAAGAAGGTGCAAAAGCATTTGATGTAATGTCTAGATTTGCGGCTAGAGTTCCTTTTTCTTTAGAACAAATTCAAGCGGCTTCTGGTAATCTAGCTGTTGTAGCTGGAGATGCAGATAGACTTTCATCTATATTAGAAATAACTGGTAATGTTGCGGCAGTAACAGGATTAGATTTTCAACAAACAGCAGAACAAATACAAAGAGCATTTTCAGGTGGTATTGCTGCGGCAGATGTATTTAGAGAAAAAGGCGTTAGAGATTTATTAGGATTTAGTGCTGGTGCAACTATATCGGCAGAAGAAACAATTGAAGCTTTTCAAAAAGTATTTGGAAAAGGTGGTAGATTTGGAAAAGCAACAGATGAATTAGCAAATACATTTACAGGAACTCTCTCTATGTTAGGAGATAAACTTTTTAATTTTAAAAAAAATGTTGCTGGTGCTGGTTTCTTTGATGCTCTTAAAGAAGAATTTCAATCTTTAAATAAATTTATAGAAGAAAATTCAGCAGATTTTGAAGCAATAGGAAATGTTATAAGTAAAGTTTTAGTATTTGCTGTTAGGGCTTTTGCTGGTGCTGTAAGAGCAGTAGGAAATGCAACTTCTTTTATAAGAAAACAAATTGAAAATATACAAAGACTTTTAGGATTTGATGTTCCTTATGTAATTGAAATAGAAAAAGGTACTAAAAAAATAAAAGAAACAAATAAAAATTTAATTGTAACTAAAGATATCTTTACTAAAGTTGGCGAAGAATTAAAAAAACAAAATGAAAAATTTAGCATACAGGCAGAAATTGTAAAAGGTATTCAAAGTTTTGCAAAAGGTTTTTCTCAATCACTTGCAGAAGCATTAATTTTAGGAAAAAATTTAAATATATCTATGAAAGAATTAGCACAACAGCTTTTAATTTCTATTGTACAAAAAACAATAGAAAGGATTGTTTTATTAGGAATAGAAAAATTACTAACTGAAACTATCTTTAAAAAAGAACAACAAAAAACAAAAGAAATTCAAAAACAAAATAATCTTTTATTGCAACAATCACTTATTCCTAGAGGTGGCTTCGGTGGTGGATTCGGTGGCGGTGGAATTGGTGGTATATTTGGTATTGCTAGTTCAATATTTGGTTTTGCAGAAGGTGGCAGAATAAATGCTGGACAACCAGCTATAATTGGAGAGAGGGGACGAGAATTGTTTGTTCCTTCTACTGATGGACAAATTATTAAAAATGAAGATTTAGGTGGAAGAACAAATGTCAATTTTACAATTAATGCAGTTGACGTAGCTGGTATAAAAGAATTATTGATTGATAATAGAGCAACAATAGTTAATCTAGTTAATAGTGCATTAAATCAAAGAGGAAAAGCAAGTTTAGTATAATATGAGTGGACAATTTCCTACATCACCAGTTGCTACATCTGCTAATATCAGATCCTTACAAAATACTATTGTATCTGTAACAACATCAGGAAGAAAACAAGCTAGACAAATTGACGGACAAAGATTTGCTATTACTCTTACGTATCCACCAATGACTAGAGCAGAATTTGCACCTATCAAAGCATTTGTAATGAAACAAAGATCACAATTAGAAAACTTTACCTTGATTCCACCAACAGAAAGTAATGCACAAGGAGTTGCAACAGGAACTATCTCAGTAAATGGTGCTTTGACTGCTGGAACTACAACAGCTTCTATAGATAACATGACAGTATCAACAAATGGGATATTAAAAGCTGGTGACTTTTTTAGATTTTCAGGACAAGACAAAGTTTATATGGCAGTTGCAGATTTAGATTCAGATGGTTATGGTGAAGGAACATTAACATTTGAACCACCTTTACGAGCAAACGTATCTGATGATGTAGATTTAGTTTATGACAATATAGATTTTACAGTTTCATTAACAAATGATATTCAAGAATTTAGTATTGGCACAACAAATTATTATACATACGAAATTGATGTAGTTGAGGTATTGTAATGGCTAGAGGATTAACTACGGCAGTTAATAATGAACTAGCATCAGATCAGATTAATCCTGTATTATTATTTAATTTAGATATTGGTTCAGGAATTACTCAAACAGATCATTATAAAGATTTAACTTATAACGGTGTTACATATTCAGCTTCTTCTTTATTTTTAGGAATATCAGATGTTACAGAATCTCCTGAAGTTGCTGTAGATTCTTTAGTTGTAAGTTTTTCAGGTGCAGATCAAACTATTATAGCTTTATTATTAAACAATAATTATTCTGAAGCAGATACTACTATCTACAGAGGTTTCTTAGACAGTAATCAAAATTTAATTGCTAATCCATTTATTTTATTCAAAGGTAGAGTAGAATCATTTGAATTATCAGAAAATGAAAATTCATCACAAATCAATATTAATATAGCTTCACATTGGGCAGATTTTGAAAAGATACAAGGTCGTAAAACAAATACTGGATCTCAACAAATATATTTTAGTGGAGATAAAGGTTTTGATTTCGCATCTCAATCTGTTGGAAATATTCAATGGGGTAAAAAATAATGCAAGATATAGTTAATCTTTATAGACAACATTCTAAGTATGATAATTTATCTGAT